GGAACAGAGGGAACAAAATGAAAATGCTTTCGGATCAAGGGCTTGTTGATTTTGTTCATTTCTTGTTCATCAACTTAACTTACTGATTATTATAATTATTATCCTCTCTGGGGAACAAAGTGAACAAAAAATAGGGGGGCTAAAGTTATAATCACGCGGGCGTGTATGCGCGCCTACGCGCGCACGCGCGCTCACGCATGCGCGCATGATAAAGAAAAAAAAATCGCGCTTTTTTTGTTCATCTTGTTCCTTTTGCCTTTTTTCCCCGCGAAATCAAGCGCTTAGTTGGTGAACGGTTTTAAATTCCGCTTTCGCGTTTTGTACCCTGTGCACTTTTGTCCCCTCCAGACCGCGATCTGGGCCGTTTTGCGCTGCGCTGCAGCACTCAAGTCATTTCAAATTTCGTCGATTTTTGTTCATTGTTCACCGGTTTTGTTCACCGCTGTGGATAACGCGGTCCAAACCGCAAGATGTAGTAGCTGACGCGGCTGACTGTTGATTTGGGCCCGTATCTAGTGTGGTGTCGCGGATTCAACAGTCAGGGCTTCTTCGATGGCCGGGCGGTCGAGAGGCCGGGCTGATCCGACTGTTCGGCGGCTTGGTGGCCGGATTGGCCGATTGTCTGGGCCGCCGAGAGGCCGGGCCGCTTTATCAATCTGTCCGATTCGGCCTGACTGTTCGGCCGATCTGGCGGTCCGACTGTTCGGCTGTTCGGTGGCCGGGCGATCGAGCGTGTCGAGCGTGTCGAGCGTGTCGGGCGCTCGATCACGTGTCCGGCGTGACTGTGTAAGTGCCGGGGGTGCGGCGTGAGGCGTGCGGCTGTGGGGGCGTGATGCGTGCGGTCGCGCGCGCGTGTCGTGCGTGCGTGTCGTGCGCGTGACGCGCGGGCGCGTGCGCGGGCGTGCGCGGGCGTGCGCGCGAGCCGCCGCCCCCCACCCCTCGAACCGCTCCGCGCCCCAGATTTCACCATCGCACTCAGCCACAGAGCCGGTTTTTTACCCGACTCTTTGACTCAAGTATTCAGAGCCACAGAGCGCCCAAAAACAAAGGCCCGATCAGTTTCCCAATCGGGCCTTCCAAACCGCCGGGTGCGTTAGGCCGTCGGTTTCACCGGCCGAGGCACTCAGCCGGGTAGAACAGGATTCTACAGCACGCCGCGCCGTCTACGCTACGCCGTTCATGAAGCCCGCCTCCCCGAGCAGGCGGTCCACGCGGGCCATCTCGTCTTTCCAGGACAGGGGCTTCCAATCCTCGTGCGGCACGAAGGCGTAGCAGCGGTGCTTCACCCCCAGCCCGTCGCCATTCACCCGCGTCACCACCCGCTGCGTGTCGGTGAGGGAGCAGATGTGCTTCCACACGGGTCCGCGTCGCACCCCGGCATCTTCGCACAGCTGCACCAACGCCCCGATGCGCAGCACGAAGCCGCCCTCGTAGCCTTCCGAGCCCGGCCCCAGGACTTCGACAAGCTGCTGCGCAAGATCGAGCGTCCCCGAGCGTGTCACACTGGCCATGACCTGCCGCTCCTGAGTGCCGGGCGCGGGCGCGGAAGGGTCCCATCCGTCCACCGGGTAGCGCAGGTAGAAGTCAAGAAGCCCCCGCGCACCGCGCTCGGACTTCATCAGGGGCGCGACCACCTGCCGCAGCCACAGGACCCAGCGCTCACCCGCCTCCCCACCCGCCGTCGCCTCCGCCGAAGGCCGGACCACGATGTCACGCCGGGCATCCGCAGTAGTCTCGTGCGTGGCCTCTTCGTTCGAAGAGACCATGAAGTTCACATGATTGTGGGCGACATAGCGGGGCTGACCCTTTTCCTCCAGCTCCACGGTGTCCGCGGTGCGGTAGTTCTTGAAGCGCCGGACATCGACCCGCCCCTCGGCAAGCTCGTTGACGGCAAGAAAGACCCGGTTCTCGAAAAGCCCCACGTTCCAGCGCGAGCCTAAGGCATCGGGGCCCACCACGCGCCCGCACTTCCCGGCGGCAAGGGCAACGGATTCGAAAAGGAGCGACTTGCCAATCCCCTCGCGCCGGGAGATGAGAAACCAGGAAGTCGTGTTGCGCGACCAGGGACGCTGGAAAGCCCACGCCGCCCACTGGTGAAACCACTTCGCCCGCTCTTCGCCCAACAGCCGGCCCACGAACTCGGGCCAGAGAGCATCGACCTCGGGCACCTGCTCTGGCCGATGCCCCCAGCCAGACCAGCGGTTGAAGTAGAGAGCCCCCTCCCCTCCATCCTCAGCCCCACCCGAACCCTCCGCCCCCGCCCCTCCGGCCCGCACACGCAGGACCCCGAAGGCATGACGGGCATCGTTGCAGAAGCCCTCAATGATCGTGCGCCGAGGCGAGACCCGCCAAAGCCGGGAGGCAGGCACGAGCTTTTCCTCGGCCCCCGTGGGCACGAGAAGATGAGAGACGACACTGTCCCAATCGCTGATCCTCTTCCAGACATGCCCGTCCACAAGGTCGATGACCCCACCCGTGGGCCGCCACAGACCATACCGGGCAAGAAGCTGACGCACGGGGTCCTGAGACTCGTCCATGCCCGTGGCAGTCATCACCAGCGATTCCCAGCGCCCGCCGGCCCGGATGTAGTCGTCCAGGCCCAGCTTGCGGCCTTCCTTCGCCTGGGCCGTGCGCCCGAGATGCACAACACTCACCCGCGCCCCCAGCCCGATCAGGGTGGCACAAAGCCGATCCATGGCCTTCTGCACACCAGGCTTGTAACCGGCCGGGCCCGCATGAACGTCGTGATCGAAACAGACGTAGACCACCCGCCCCTGCCAGACCCAGGGGTTGAGCTCGGGAACAAGCGCCGTCCCATACCTGCGCCCGGTCCAGGCATCCACCCCGCCCAACCCCACAACGGCAGGCTCACTCTCAGCCCCGCCCTGCCCCCAATCGCGCAGGTTGGCCAGATCGGCCTTGAACTCGCCCTCGACCAGCAACACCGGACAACCGGGCTCGCGAGCTACCTCAGTCCAGTCCCAACGACAATGCGGCGTCAGACGGGCATGAACCCCCGTGCCGCGCGGCTGACGATACTTGCCCTGCCCGTCCACTTGCAGGAGACGCAGACGCGCATACGAGCCCGCCGCACCATCCTCGAAAAGCGGGGAACCGTCGGCAGCAAAATAGTCGATCTGCACGCTGTCGGAATGGCACGGGTAACCGAGAATCTGCGAGGTCTGCTCGCCCGTGCGGTACGAGTAGCCCAGCCGCGTGAATTCGTTCTCCTTGAAGCCGCGCTCTTCAAGAAACGGCTTGAAAAGCGTCGGCGCGGCACGGCCAAAAGGAATGACCGAGCCGCCCGCACCACCCGCACCACCCGCACCACTCGCACCACCGGGAACAACAGGGCCGCCCGTGCTGCGCGTGTCGGCCATGTCGACCATGTCGTCTGTGCCGCTGGAACCGCCTTCCCCTTCACCCTCGGCGGGAGGGAAGGGGGGTTCGGATTCTTTCATCGTGCCTCACTCGAAAAAGAGGAATAGAAACCCTGACCGTCATTCCGAAAGGTGCAGGGAAACGCAAAGCCATTAGAGCACGGAATGTGGCGACTGGCAAGCGGATTTCAACGGAGGTATTCTTCCGCCCGCCACCCATGTTCGAATCGCCAACCGCCGAGCCACCAACCGCCAGGCCAACCGCCGCATCAACAGCCGCGCCCACGCCGGGCCGCCGCACCCCGCCGGAAATCTTCGAGGACCCGCGCCTGCCCCGACTGTTCGCGGACGAAGTGGGTAAGGTGCTCGCCGACATCGCCAGGAACGGCGTCGACGGCGCGAAACTCCCCGCGCACTTTCGCACGCAGGCAGTGCGCGAATCGTTCCGCCAGGCGTTCGAAGCAGTCGGCGGATCGACACGCCTTGCCCTGTGGGCGAACGAGAACTACGACCGCTTCCTGCAACTGTTCGGCAGAATGCTGGCAACGGAAGTGCCGGGAGCGAGCGCCGACAAGCCCATGCACATCGTCTTCCAGTGGGAAGGATCCGGCACGCGCTTCGCCAACACCCGCCCGGCAGTGGAGGACGCGCAGATCGTCATCGAAAAGCGCATCGTGCCCACCGAGCCCGCACCCGTACAGCTTTCCCTCGCCCTCCCCGCCGAGCCCGCCGAGCCCGCACCCGCACCCGCCCATGCGCAAGATTGAACTCGCCTACCGCCCGCGCATGGCATTCGTGCCATTTCACGACCGCGCGCAACGCTGGGCTTGCCTGATCTGCCACCGCCGCGCAGGCAAGACAGTGGCACTCATCAACGACCTCATCATCGGCGCGCTGGAATGCAAGCTGCCCCGGCCGCAATTCGCCTTCGTCGGCCCGACCTACGCGCAGACCAAGCGCATCGCCTGGGAATACCTGAAAGAGTACGCGCGCCCGATCACGCGGGCGGTCAACGAAACCGAACTGCGCGTCGACCTCGTCAACAACGGACGCATCTTCCTCGCGGGCTCGGACAACGCCGACGCGCTACGCGGACTGTACCTCGACGGCGCGGTGCTCGATGAGTTCGACATGCAGCGCCCGATGGTGTGGTCGCAGATCATCCGCCCGGCGCTCGCCGACCGCGGCGGCTGGGGCGTGCTCGCGGGCACGCCCAAGGGCAGGCGGCACCTCTATGAAACCTGGAAGAACGCGCTCGACAACCCGCGCGAATGGTTCACGATGCTGCTCAAATCGTCGGTGTCGGGCATCCTGCACCCGGACGAGCTGGAAGGGATGCGCCGCTCGATGTCGCCAGATGAGTTCGACCAGGAAATGGAATGCAGCTTCGACGCCACGGTGCAGGGACGCATCCTCGCGAACTACATCACCGCCGCGCGCAACGAAGGACGCATCTCCAACGACGTGACCTACGACCCGGCAGGCGCGCCCATCGAAGTGAGCTGCGACCTTGGCTTTCGGGACACGGCGGCATTCTGGTTCTGGCAGCCCGCGATGGACGGCTTCCGGGTGCTGAACTACGTCTCGGGCGCGGGAATGGATGCGACCGAATGGGCGAAGGAACTGCGCAAGGTGGGCTTGCGCGTGCGCACGCTCTGGTTGCCGCACGACGCGAAAGCGCGCACGATGGCGGCCAACAGCACGGTAATCGAACAGTTCAGCATGGAAGGCTACGGGTGCAGCCTCGTGCCGAAAGTGGCGATCCGGGACCGCATCGAGGCCGCGCGGCAGATCATCCGCAAATGCCGCTTCGCCGCCGATGCCTGCGACGAGGGGATCGAGGCGCTTGAAAACTGGACCTACAAGTGGATCGAAGAGACAGGGGCGTTCAGTAGTGAACCCTTACATGACAAATTTTCACACGGGGGTGACAGTTTTTCGTATGGCGGCGTCGCGCTCTACAGCGCTTCGCCGGTTACGCGCAGCCGCGAGGGGCTGGGCTTGGTGGAGCCGTTCGCGGCGGCGGTCCCCAAGGTCATCAAGGCCATCGGCGGCGGCGAGCGCTCTATTCAGCGCGCGCAGGCGCGCCGCAATCTTTTTCGGTAGGAGAAAAACATGACGCCTCAACAGATCGTTTCGCGGTTCAACTCGGTCGAATCGCAACGCACCGTCCCCGAATCGACATGGGACCTGATCGAACAGTTCATCGGCCCGCTGCGCGGCGGCCGGTTCTTCGAGGATCAATCCTCGGAAGGCGAGATCGACTGGCGCGTGGGCCGGCGGGTGTACGACAACACCGCGATGGTCGCCGCCGACATCCTCGCCTCGTCGATCCACTCGGCGCTCACTTCGCCCGCGCTGCAATGGTTCGACCTGCGCTTTCGCACCAACGCGCTAAATAAATCCATCGAGGCAAAGCGCTGGCTCGAAGAATGCGCGGAGATTCTCTTCCAGACCCTGGGCGACTCGAACTTCAACACCGAAATCAACGAGACCTACCTCGACCTCGTCACCTACGGCACCTCGATCCTGGTCGAGGAAGAAGGCGAGGAAGATAACGAAATCGTGTTCAGCTCGATCCCGATCCGCGAATGCTTCTTCGAGCAGGACTACCGCCAAAAGCCCGCCGTGCTGTACCGCCGCCTGCAATGGCGCCCGGTGCAAATCGTGGACCGGTTCGGCGATCGCGCGCCCGAAGATATCCGCCGCATGGCGGAAAACCCGCAAGGCATCGAAACCAAATTCGACGTGATCTTCTGCGTCTGGAAGCGCGGCAAGGGGATGGACGGCAACCGCTCGCGGGTGGTGGCACCCGACAAGCGCGCCTACGGCAGCCGCTACGTGCTGCGCCGCGACGCAACCCCGCTCTCCGACGAGGGCGGCTACTACGAAATGCCCGCGTTCTTCGTGCGCTGGAAGAAGTCGAGCGGCTCGATGTGGGGCCATAGCCCGGGCACGCTGGCACTCTCGGACGTGCTCACGCTCAATCAGCTGATCGAACTGGTGCTGAAGGCGACCGCCAAGGTCGTCGATCCGGCCACGCTCGCCACGGAGCGCGGCGTGCTCTCCGACCTCGACCTCGACGCGGGCGGCTTCACCGTCGTGCGCGACGTCGCGGGAATCAAGGCCTACGAATCGGGCGCGCGGTTCGATGTGTCGGCGCTCCAGGTGCAGGACCTGCGCCACAAGATCAACCGGACTTTCCTCGTCGATCAGCTGGAGCTGAAAGAATCCCCGGCGATGACGGCGACCGAAGTCAACGTCCGCTACGAGATGATGCAACGGCTGCTGGGGCCGACGCTCGGGCGCCTGCAAACCGACCTGCTCGACCCGCTGGTCGAACGCACATTCAACATCCTGATGCGCAACAAGCGCCTGCCGCCACCGCCCGACGAAGTGCTGGCGATCGGCGGAACGCTCGACATCGAGTACGTCGGCCCCCTTGCCCGCGCGCAGCGCGTGGACCGCGTGGCGTCGATGGAACGCTGGCTCGCGCAGGTGGGGCAGATGTCGCAAGTCATGCCCGACATCATGGACCTGCCCGACCCGGACGGCATCGCCCGCGAGTCGGCCCGGCTGCTGGGGGTGCCCTCGCAAGCCCTGCGCACCGAGGCGCAGGTGCAGCAGCGCCGCCGCGAGAAGCAGGCGGCCCAGATGCAGGCGATGGAGATGGCGAACGCGCAGGCGGCGGCGCAGGCGATGCAGGGCGTAGCGGCGAGCGCGAAAGACCTGGCGGCTTCCGATGCCGTATGACCGCCGCCGGGAGCCGATGGAGCAGGTCCGGGAGCGCCTCGGCAGGAAGGCGTCGGCGGTGCAACAGCTGCTCGCCAACCCCGTCGGCCGGGAGCTGCTGACCATCCTGGAAGAAGAGTTCGAGCAGCGCGAGCTGTTCGCCCCTGACCCGCTGTTGATGGCCTACCGGCTGGGCGGGCGGGACTTGGTGGTCTATCTCAGGCAATTGGAAAAATTCGGAGGTAAGGATGAATCAGCGTAAGTGGGTACTCATGGACCAGGCAGGCGAGGGCGCGGGTGGTGGGGCGGCGGGCGACGGTGCAGCTGGTGGAGCGACAGGCGGGGCCGGCGGGGCGGCTTCGGGCGACTGGCGCGCGGCGCTGCCGGAGGATCTGCGCTCCCTGCCCGTGTTCAAGGACGTGAAGGACGTCGGTAGCCTCGCCAAGCAGTTCGCCGACGCGCAATCGTTCCTCGGGGCGTCAATCCGCATCCCCGGCAAGGATGCCTCGGCGGCCGATCTCGAAGCGTTTCACAAGAAGCTCGTGGACCGGGTCCCCGGCCTGTATTACTACCCCAAGGACGGCGATCAGCAGGCGATGGACGCACTTTTCACGAAGATGGGCCGGCCGGCCAAGGGCGAGGAATACGAAGTGGTCGTCCCGAAAGACGGCGTGGAAATCCCCGGCATCCGGGAGACCGCCCACAAGCTCGGGCTGTCGAAGAGCCAGGTCAAGGAACTGACCTCCTGGTACGCCGAAATGCAGAACAAGGCGGCGGAAGAAGAGGCCGTCACCCGCGCCACCGACATGCGCAAGCTCGACGCCGAATGGGGTGCTGCGAAGCAGCAGAAGCTGGACGGGATCATGGGGGTGCTGACCAAGACCGGGGCGCCCATCGAGGTAGTGACGGCGTTCCAGTCCGGGTCGGTCGGCGCCGAAGTTCTGCGCTGGTTCGACGGCCTGGTGCGGGCCATCGGCAGCGAGGGCGGCAACCTCATCAAGGACCGCAGCGGCGCAGCCAACATCCCGACGCCGAAGGAAGCCGAGCTGCAAATCGACGAGATCATGCGCCGCGCGGAGTACCGGGAGCTGTCCCCGCTGGGAGATAGCCTGCGCGAGAAGGTGAACTCGCTCGCCAAGATCGCCTGGCCGGACTGAAGTTGACTTCGCCAACAGCCGGGGCGTAGAGTCGCGGCTGTTGGCGGAGCCGAAGGGTAGCTGTTCAACACGTCGGGCGGACGTAAAGCGCTAGCCGGGGTCCGGTGCAACACCGGGTAGCTCTTGAGGCGAATGAAAATTCGATTCAGGAGAAAGAGCCATGCCGGCTACCATTTCAAATTCGTACATCCAGACGTTCGAGAGAATCGTTCGTCAACTCGCGCAGCAATCGGAAACCAAGCTGCGCACGCATGTCACCGAACGCGGTGAACAGTCGCAGAAGCACAACTGGGATCGCCTCGGCAAGGGCACGGCGGTGCAGAAGACCGGCACCCTCGTGGACACGCCGAATCAGGAACTCCCGTGGAGCCGCCGGGTCAGCGTCGCGCAGACCTGGCACGCGGGCGAGTCGGTCGAGCAGGAAGACGTCGTGCAGATGCTCATCGACCCCAACAGCGCGGTTTCGCTGAACCTGGGGATGTCGATGAAGCGCGCGGTGGACGACATCATCATCGCGGCAGCGACCGGCACCGCGCTGGACGGCTCTGGCGGCAGCAACACGTTCCCGTCCGGCCAGGTCGTCGGCAACGGCACCGCGCCGATCAGCTTCGACATGGTGACGGAAGTGCAGGAAAGGTTCATGCAGAACGACATCGACCCGAGCGAGCCCAAGTGCTTCGTGGTCGGGCCGACGCAGGTGCGTAAGCTCATGCAGCTCACGGAGCAAACCTCCGCTGACTACGTGAACGCACAGGCGCTCCAGAAGCTGAACGCTTCGGGCATCGTGCCGAACTGGATGGGCTTCACGTGGGTCATGTCCACCCGGCTGCTGGAACCGGCCGCCGGGCAGCTCGCCTGCCTCGCCTTCACGAAGCGGGCACTGGGCCTGCACATCGCCAAGGACATCACGGCGCGCGTGGCCGAGGACCCGAGCAAGTCGTTCGCGTGGCGGCTCTACTGCCACATGACGATGGGCGCGGTGCGGGTCGAGGACGAGCACATCGTCGAGGCCCTGGTGAAGGACTCGCTCACGTAAGCGGCAGCACGATCAACCCGGCGGGCTTCGGCTCGCCGGGGCTTTACAGGAGGCATCATGTACCAGGTCTCATGCGACATCGGAAAATCGGCAGGCACGGACGTTTCGTTTGTGCAGACTGCCATTGCCACCGCGCTTGGGCAGGGCAAGGTCGCGCTGCTGCTGGGCGAGAATACCGGCGTCAACGGCGGCGAAGTGATGAAGCGCGCCGCCTTCGCCATGGAACAACTCATCGACAAGATTCGCAACGACGGCGTGGCGCAGTCGATTGCCTCGGAGCGCGCGGTCATTACGGGCGCGTCGCGCACTGTTGCCTACGTCACCGGCAACGTGGTGCTGACCAACGAAAACCAGGTCGCGGCCGGGTTCGCCACGGTCGGGGGCAGCTACGATCAGTCAACCGAACTGATCCTGGCCGCGCTGACGCAATGCTGGGAAGTGGCGCGGGAAACGATCAACACCCGCACCACGACTATCGTTGCCTGATTCCTTGGGGGGCCTCGAAAGAGGCTTGTTCGTGGCCCCTTCGGGGGCCATTTTTTTAGGAGATTGAAATGCGGATTGGACTGCGCAGGATCGAAGCGATGCAGGCGCGCAAGTTGAGCGCCGAGGGAAAGACCATCGAAGAACTGGCCCGGACGTTCCAGGTGTCGGAGGACTGCATTCGCGGCCACGTCGCGCCCCCGGCTGCGCCTGCGCCCGCACCCGCGCGCCCGGAACCGTCGGTCGAAGAAACCATGCGGAGCGGAATTCTCGGCCGCAAGCGGTAAGGGGGTGCCATGAGCACCGCGCAGGTTTCCGAAGTCAGCATCTGCAACCTCGCCCTGTCGTGGCTAGCGCAGGCACCGATCATTTCGCTCGACGACCCGAACAACACGGCGCAGCTTTGCAAGATCAACTACCCGCTCCTGCGCGACGCCGTGCTGGAAGAGGGTGACTGGCAATTCGCCTTCCAGCAAGCCGCGCTTGCGCAGCTTTCGACTCCCCCGGTGTTCGGAACGGGCTACCTGTTCGCGCAGCCTTCGGACATGATCCGGCTGCTGCGGGCCGACGACGGGTCGGACACCTACGCGGTCGAATGGCGCAAGGAAGGACCGAACATCCGGGCGGAAGTCACGACGCTCTACATCGAGTACGTGAAGCGCGTCGAGGATACGTCGCTGTTTTCTCCCGGCTTTGTGCAGGCGCTCGCCGGGCGGCTCGCGGCGGAGCTGGCGATGCCGATCACGAACAGTTCCGAAATGTTCAATACCATGTGGAAGCTGTACGGGACCAAGGTGCGCAACGGCCTGAACCTCGACAACCTGCAAAGCAAGCAGCGCCCGATCCGCAGCGACCAGCTCACACGGGTGCGCTGATGGCCGCCTCGCAGCGCCTGGACGACTACGCCTGCGCGATTGCGCAAGCGCTCCTGCGCTCGCAGGATCAGCTTCTGGCGCTGCGCCAGCAGGCGCGCGAGCTGGGCTTGAACGAGGATCAGTATATCGCCGACCACGTTTGGAAGATCGCGCAGCTCATGGAGAGCCGCCGCCCGTGAAGACTTCCCACGCGCAGGCGTCCTTCGCGTCGGGGGAGATCACCCCCCGGCTGCTGGGCCGCCCGGACTCCGACATTTACCGCACCGGCGTGCGCACGATGGAGAACTTCATCGCCCGCTCGCACGGGTCGGCTGAGAAGCGCGGCGGCTTCGAGACCATCCTCCAGCGCCAGGCCGAGGCCGCGCGCGTGTTCAACTTCCAGGTGAACACCGCGCTTGCCTACGTGGTCGGCATCGTCCCCGGCACGCTCGAAGTGTTCCAGGCGAGCGGCCTGATCGAGTCGAACAACGTAGTCGCAAACTCGTCTTTTGCGCAAGGCGGCACGGGCTGGACCGTGGTCACGGCTGCGGGTGGCACGGTGTCCTTCAACGCCACGCTGGGCATCACGACGCTGGTCGTCACCGGGGCCGCTGCGAGCCAGGCCGAGATCCGGCAGACATTGACGGTCACGGCGGCGCAGCCCTATGTCCTGACGGTGACGCGGCCGCCTGCTTCGAGCTACCGCGCAATCCAGGTGCTGCTCGGCACGGCGCCGGGGCTAGGCGACATCGCCACGTTCTCCGATTCGGTCCGCCAGCTCAACCAGGCGATCACGCCGACGGGATCGACTGTTCACCTGACTGTCCGGTTGGTCGGCAGCGGCGTGGCGGGAACCGTGGTCGTCGAGCAGGTGGGCTTCTACGCCAACACCGGCCAGACCATCAGCTTTCCGGTGAGCTACACGCTGGGCGACCTGCGCCAGATCAAGATGCGCCAGACGCCGAACGCGCTCGCGGCGTACTTCGTGCACCCGAACCGCGCGCCCCTGAAGCTGACGTACAACGCTTCGACCGATGTCTGGACGCTGATCCCGGTGCCGTTCACGGGTGCGCCCGCCTCGTGGACGGGCAGCAACTTCCCGGCCTGCGTCGAGTTTCATCAGAGCCGCTCGTGGTGGGCGGGCGCGCCCGAAGCGCCCGAGACCATCGTGGCCTCGAAGTCGGGCGCGCCGGAAGATCTGACGCAGGGCACCAACGCCGACGACGGCATGACGGTCACAATCTCGAAGAAGGGCGGGATCCTGTGGCTGATGTCGGTGAAGAACCTTCTCGTTGGCACCGACCGGGGCGAGCACATCATTACATCGACCGGCGGCATCCTCAAGCCGGGCGACATCCAGATTGAGCAACAGTCGGCGTTCGGTTCGTCGCCGCTGTCGGACGCGGTGCAGGTCGGCAACAGCGTGGGCTACATCACGGGCGATCAGCGCAAGCTGCGGCTGTCGGCGTACCGGTGGGAGGAATCGCAGTGGGTGTCGCTGGACATCACCTTCGCCTCCGAGCACATCACGGCCAGCGGCATCGTGTCGCTGGTCTGGTCCTGGGCGCCGGAGAACCTCGCGCTGATGGCCGATAACACGGGGCAGTTGATCGCCTGCACTTACGAGCCGACGCTAAAGATCGTCGGGTGGCACCGCCATCCAAGCTGGAAGCCGTTTTACGACTTCGCGGTGCAGATCATCAGCGGGCGCACAATCATATGGGCCGCGCGCCGGGTGGCGAACGTGCCCGAGGGCGGCCCGACGCAGGTGTTCTTCGAGCGGTACGACCCGTTCATCTTCATGGACTCGTTCAAGACCTTCGTCTACAGCACCCCCACGACGGTCGTGACGGGGCTCGACTACCTCGAAGGCCAGACCGTCCAGGTGCTCGCAGACGGGGCGCGCGTGCCGGATGCGACGATCACGAGCGGCACGATCACGCTTGCGTCCGCAGCCTCGCACGTGATCGTCGGCAAGCAGATTTCCGCGCAGATGCGCCTTCTGCCGTGGGAATCCGCCGGGGGCGAGCAGGGCAGCACGATGACGATGCACAAGCGCTACGGCAAAGTGTGGGCGCGGCTGCTGACGTCGTCGTTGCCCGCCATCGCCGGGGTGCTGCCGCCGGACCGGTCGCCAGGGTCGCCGATGAACCTGACGGAACCGCTCAAGTCCGAGGACGTGAACGTGGTCGATCTCGGCTGGAACCAGCAGGAGGACGTGACGATCAGCAGCAGCATCCCGTTTCCGCTGTTCATCGTTTCGGTGTTCGGCGAGCTGAAGCTGGGGAGCAACTGATGGAGCGCCTTGTGTCCGTGGAAGCGCAGCCGTTGCCTGGCGTGCCCCGGTTCGACTATCTCGACATCCGTCGGCCGGAAGTGCAGGAACTGGTGTGGAAGCACCTGGTGCCTTCCGACATCCAGCACGACTTCACGAAGCTCGACGCGATGAACTGGCTCGCCGAGCAGCTCAAGTCGCGGCAATCGTCGCTCTACGGCGACATTGCGCGGGGGGTGGCCGTGCGCGTCGATTTCACTCACCCGAATGTTGCCTCGCCGCACCTGATGGGCAACGGCATCTACCTGCGCTCGATGCTGCGGCTGTCCACATCTACGCTGTTTGCGATGGGGGTGAGCTACATCAACATCCAGACGCAGCACCTTCCCATCGTGCGGGTGGTGGAGGCGTTCGGCTACGAGATTGTCGGCCAGATCCCCGGTATTGCCCGCGACGCGCAGGGGCATCCGGCGTTGGTGTATGTCGCATCCATGTCGCGCGAGAAGTATTACTTGGAGAAATAGTCATGGGCAAAGTCGTCAAGAAAGTCGTCAAGGGAGTTTCGAAGATTGCCGGCGGGGTGCTGGGCATGGGGAAAGTCCCCAAGCCGCCGGACGCAGGCAAGCTCTCGACGGTGGACGCGGCCAAGACCGCGCAGGATGAATACACGCGGCGCTACGACGAGCTGAAAGCGCAGCGGGTCAAGGACCTTGCCGATATGCGGGCAAGACTCGGCGCGGCGGGCATCGACCCGGAGTCGGCGGGCTGGGCGCAGGGGTTGGCGACCATCGACGCGAGCTACGAGGAAAAGCTGAAGCAGCTCGGCGCCGACCCGTACTTCGCCAACGTCCTGAAGCAGACCGGTTGGTAGGAGACAATCATGGGCTGGGCGGCTGTTGCGATGACCGGGATTTCCTCGGTGCGGTCGGTCCTCGCCGGAAACAAGGCGGCCAAGGCTTCGCGCGCGCAGGCGAAGTACCAGGCCGACTTGATGCGGCAGACGGCGCAATACAACGCCGACACCGAACGGCTGCGCCTTGCGCGCGAAGAGCAGCTTTCCTACGAGGCGAATCAGCGGCAGTCGGGCGCGATCCGCGCGGCGGCGCTCGCCTCGGGCTTCGAGATGGCCGGGTCGCCCATGCTCTACTTGCAGGAATCGCAGCGCCTTTACGCCGAGGACCTTTCTTGGAAGCGCCGGATGTCCGAGCGCACCATCGAGGGGATGATGTGGGAGGCGGAAACGAACGCCGACCTTGCCGTCTGGAAGGGTAAGATCACGGCGCAGCAGCAGCAATCTGCCGGTTGGTCGCAGGCGATCAGCAACGTCGGTTCCATGTTCGCCAGCTTGCCTTCCTCGACGTGGAATTTCGGCAAGGAAGCCCCCGCCGTCACGGGGCAGGATTTCGGGCTGAAGCTGGAACCTTCGCAGAGCGGCTTCGGGCTGTCGATGTCGCGCGGTTCCGGCTTCGGGTTGAACACGAGCGGCGTCGGTGACTGGTGGTCGAGATGAAACTCCCCGAGCTTAATCCTGGCGGCGGGTATGCGGCGCGCGGCGTTGCGACGCCGAACGTGCCGCGCACCGACACGCTGAGCGGCGAGCTGGCCGCAAGCGCGGCGATGAACCAGCTCGGTCTCAAGATCGCCCAGGTCTCGAAGGAATACGAGGATCAGCGCGTCAAGTTCCAGGAACAGCAGGCGACCATCGCCACGCTGAAGCAGATGCAGGAATGGGAACTGGCGAACAGCGCTCCCTACTTCTCCGCAAGCCAGCTTCCGGCCGGTCTGCAAGGGGTGCGCCTCACCGACAAGGTGGTGGACGCGCAGGGCAACGTCAGCGAAGTGCCGCGCGAGCGGATTCCGGCGCATGAAGTGCTGCCGCAAATGTACGCGATGCAGATGGAAAAGGTAATCGGCGCCAACGCCTACGGCATCGAGCGGGACAAGGAACGCACGCTCTGGCAGGGCATGATGAATACCCGCTACGGCCAGCGGCTTGTCGAAGTGCAGGCCGCTTCGCTGAAGGCGCAGACCGGCGCGATCCGCGCCGACCAGACCGCGCAGATGGACGAGGCGATTGCGCGCATGGACCGGGGCGCCCTTGTGCTGCTCGCGGCCAATTTCGAGGGCAGCCCGGCGGAACGCGAAATGTTCAAGCGCAGGGGGTTGCGCGAGATTGAGGGCAACGAAGTGGGCAACGCGCTTGCCACCGGCAACGCGGCGCAGGTGGACATGCTCATCAAGCGCATGACGATGCCGCAGGAAGAGTACGAGAAGGCGGGCGGGCTGCTCTCGCCGAAAGAGCGGCTTGCTTACGCCGAGCAATTGAAGCACAAGGGGGTCCTGATCGAGGGCACCGCCATGCAGCAGCGGCAGATGGCGGACAACGCGGACATCGAGAAGCTCTACAACTCGGCGCGCAAGGGGCACCTCAACCTTGCGTCGCTTGACGCCATCGGCGACCGTATGGGGGTGGATGGGCGCCCGCTTCTCACGCCGATCCAGAAGTCGCAATTGCGCGAGATGAACAGCTCCAACCAGGTGCGGCAGAAGGTCGAATCCGATGGCGTGAACGAGCTGCTCTTTCATATTCGCGCGACGCCGGGGGTGCCGGTCGTCGGCACCGACCCCGATCGGATGAAGGCCGCGGACCAGCTTTACATGCTGCATTACGCGGGGAAGATTCCGCCCAACGCGGCGCCCGAGGTTGCGACTTCGGTGGCAATCCAGTTCGTGAAGGATACGAACTACATCCCCACGCCGCTCAAGCAGCAGCTCATCAACGGCGGGCATTCGCCCGACCCGAAAGTGAAGGCGGCAACTGCCGCGCTGTTCATGCACCTGGAAAACGTCAGCCGGGGGGCGGTGGACCTGTACCTGTCGAAGGAACAGTTGGGCGACCTGCCCACTTACGCCTCGCAGCTTCGCATGGGCATGACGCCGGAGGACATCCATCGCAACCTCGACATCAAGGCCCGCCAGACCCCGGCACAGAAGGAAGCGATTGAGGGGCAGGCGAAGATCATCAAGACGACGATGATGGAGAAGGGGCCGCAGGAATTCGTCAAGTTCCTGAACCGCGACATGGACGAGCAGGAGCAGAAGCTCGGCGCGGCGTTCGATCCCAAGTTCAACTCGATGCGCAAGCAGATTCGCACCAAGCAGACGATGGGCGAGAGCTTGCCTGCCGTGCCGCACGACCTGATTCCGACGCTCGCCAACCACTACGAGCGCGAGCTGGCGAAGAGCCCCGAGTCCCCGGCGGCGGCGATGGACCGCGCGAACCGGCTCACCGCGCAGGAATTCGCGTTCACCGACGTCAACACCAAGGTGCAGATCATGCGTTACCCGCCGAACATGCTCAACCCGGCGGCGACCGGCGCGGCGGTCCAGGCGCATGTGAAGTCGCAGTTCCCCGACGCTTCCTGGAACGGCAAGAAGTTCGACCGCCTCGTGCTCGCTTCCGTCACCAACACCACGGAAGCGGTGCAGAAAGGGAAGGACGTGGTGCCCTACGCGGTCTATGGCATCTACAAGGAAAAGGGGCGGGAATTCGAGGTACCCGTCGGCCGGTATCTGTTTCGCCCGCGTACTTTCTCGCTGGAATACAACCGGATGCTGCGCGAGCAGGCCACGGCCGAGAAGGTACGCAAGGAAATAGCCGCACAGCGTCCCGCCGGGCTGACCGAGCTGGAAATGATGGGTGGGGCGCCGGAACAGCCGACTGTGCCCGGCGGTGTCGCGCCTGCGGCGAGGCCACAGGCACCGCCCAAGCCCGATGACGACGAGCCCTTCCCCGGCCTGGCGGAAAGCGTGCAGGCGCCCTGATGCCCAAGGTTAGCCGCAATCCCTACGGCCTGCCCGGCCCGGACATTTCCGGCCGGTCGGGGGGCATCAGTATGCCGACCGAACTCAGCCCCGAGGCACTTCGCGAGGAGGCGTGGTTCTCTGCGGAAGTCGCGCGGATCGATAAAGACTACAAAATACAGCTTCAGCGCGAGGCCGAGGTCAAGGCTCTTGCGGAGTCGAAGAAGCCCACGGCGGGGCTTGCGTTCACGACGGCGTTCCGCGACGCGCACACGATCATGGAGGCGGCCGACTGGCTCACGCGCCCGCAGCTCGGGGCGGGCGACCCGGCGCCTCCCGGATGGCGGGTGCAGCCGGACGACCTGATCGGCTACGAGCCTTACGCCTACCGCCTGGTCGATGCCACGTCGCCCGGCGACCTGGCGCAGCGCAAGCTCGACATCGACAACGGCAAGCGGCGGCGCGAGATCATCGCAAACGGCGGCGCAGCCGCGAAGCTGGGCACGCTGGCCGGGATCGCCACCGACCCCCTGACGGTCGGGCTGATGTTTATCCCCTGGGGCGGGCAGGAAATTGCTGCGGGCAGGATTACCGCGTCCTTCCTGAAGAACGCCGTCGTTGCGGCGGCGGGGGAAGTCCCGGCTTCGGTCATGCGCCACTACACGCGCCCGGACGATCTCAACCACAGCATCCTCGCCGACTCGCTTTCGGCCGCGCTGTGGGGCGGGGCGATTGCGAGCGGGATCGCGGGCGGCTTCAAGCTGGTGGGTAAGAGCGGCGAGCTGGCGCGGGCCGAGATCGCCCGGATGTTGAAAGAGGACGGCACCAGCGGCAAAGGGGCGCAGTTCAGCGCGGATGACGCGCTCGAATACGCGCGCACGGGGGAAGTACCTCCCGGCGCGAAGCCTCCGGCAGACGAGGAAATGACTGGTATGGGCGCGGCTGCTGTCCGGCGCTCGATGGAGGGCGGCAGGCTTACCGGCTGGGACAACACCATTCGGCGCTGGGCAATGTGGCCGATCCTCAAGCTCTCGCCCGAGGGCCGCACGCTGATGAGCAACCATCGGATTGTCCGCGTCATGGCGCAGCGCATGGCTGATACCGGCCTGGAAATCGAGGGCGGGGTCCGGGTGGCCGCGCAGACCGAAATCCAGATGAAGGCAAGCGAGACCATGTCGCGGATCATGGAGATTGAAGCCCTGGCCCGCAAGTCGGGGATGGACCGCAACACCTTCTACGAGCAGATGCACTACGCGCAGCTTCACGGCGGCGGCGGGGCGATGGCGGACAACCCCCACGTTCGGGAAGCCGTGAAGATCATGGATGCCGAATTCAAGGCGAAGCTGGATGATGCCGTGGAGGCCGAGGTACAGGGCAGCTTTACCGAGACCCGCACCGTCAACCCCGAGACCGGGGTGATCACTGTCGACCGCAAGCCCATCCAGCAGACCACCGCGGGCGGCTACTGGACCCGGATGTGGAACGCGCAGAAGATTCTGGACAACCCGCTTTCCTGGTGGGCCGACTTCCGGGCGGCTGTTGAGAAGCGCCATGCGCAGCGGACGGAGCGCTGGGAAGCGGAGTCGGCTGTTCCGCAGCGCGAGCTTGCTCAGGCGACAGAGCTGGCCGAGAAATCCACGGTTGAGCGCCGGGCGGCGGAGGAAGCCTATTCCGTGGCGCGGGCGCAGGCGACCGGGGCCGAAGCGCGGCTGGGGATGCTGCGCAGCCCGGAGCAAATGGTGGGCCGTGTCGAGCGCTTGGAGAAGCTGGAGGCCGCAAGCCAGCTTGAGCTGCGCACGCGCGAGATTGCGGTCACCGAAGCCCAGGGGATGCTCGCGGCTGTTCGGGCGGATGCCAAAAACTTGAGGGAGCTGATCGACGTCGCCACCCAGGATATTGTTGCGCTGCGCAAGGCAGGCAACAAAGAAGCGCTTCCTGGGGCGATCCGCGACCGGGACCTGCTCAAGGACCGGTTGGAGAGGCGTCGGGCGCAGGAAGCCGACTTCAAGGCCGCCCGCGATGCCGCGCGCAAGACGATGGACGAGGCGGCGCAGAAGGCGAAGAAGGCGGAGGGGACACTCGACAAGGCCCGCCGCGAGCTGGCGACGCGGGAAGCCCGGCGGCTGGAGGCGGAAGTGGCCTACGGCGCGGCGGTTGCCGCCCGGCGCGAGACCAAGGCCGCGCGCGGGGCCGCGCGGGAAGCGGAGAAGGCAGCGCTCGCCGTGAAGGAAGCGTCTGCAACGGCGCTGGCGAAGCTTGAAGAAAAGCTGAAGCCCGACAAGCTCCCGGAGAACGAACTGGAATGGGCGCACCTGCGCTCGGGGGTGATGAACGCGATCACCAACCAGCGCGAGGCGTCCTACTTCCTGCCCGATGTTGGCGGCGCGTCGGCCGCCCCGCTCAAGCACCGCATGGAGGTGAACGACCTGGATGTGTTCAATTGGCTGGAACATAGCGCGCCGGTCGCGCTGTCGCGCTACCATTTCGCGATGGACACCAAGACCGCCCTTGCCCGGCGGTTCAACGGCGACTACACAATGAAGGAAGAGTTCGAGAAGCTGGACCGGTATTTCAACGCCGAGCGCCAGGCGCTGGAGCGGCGCGACGATCTTTCACCCGCGCAGGTCATCAAGGAACAGCGGAAGGTCGACAAGCAGCGGCGCGACGCTTTCGAAGACTTGGAATTCATGCGCGACGACATCCTCGGACGGCACAAGATGCCGACATCCGAAGCCGAAAAAGCGGCGGTCAGCGCCATGCGGGCCGGGCGCTCCTACAACACGATGCTCTACATGGGGATGGCGGCGGCGGCGCAGCTTCCCGACGTGGCGAATGCCATCGCCCGCAACATCGGCGGCAGCCGCATCTTCCAGAACCTGATGCATGCCGGGATTCGCGGCGTTTCCGACCCGCTGTTGCGCAAGGCCGCGCCGAACCAGCTTCGCGCCCTCGCCATCGCCTTCGACCAGGGCGGCGTCAACAGCGTTACCCGGTTCGGCGACGTAGCCGAGCGCGACACCTTTTCCGCCGCCGAGCGCATGGCCCGCCAGGGGGCGGAGATTTCCATGCACCTGTCGCTCACCCCGCACGTCACGACCATCATGAAGGATGCGGTCGCCAATTCGTTCATCCACGACATCATGACAGCGGCCCAAAGCGGCGCCCGGC